GCCTTACCGTGGGTCTTTACTGCACCCACTCTAAGTGTTTCTGGCGTTCGGACGGGGACGAGTCTCAGTGATGGTGTTCAAACGACTACCTCCTACCGTACTGGTAGAAGGAGTCGGTCAGTAGATGACGCTCCGCTCCCTGGAAACCGCGATGAGCTGCAAACTATGCTCATCAAGGAATACAAGGAGTCGCAGCGTCCTCTAGACACTGGCCATCCGTTCCTGACTGTAAAGGAAGAGCAGTACCTCTCTCACCCACAGGTGACGAGAGGTTCTCTCACCCCTTACCAGGACGGATACCGTGGACCACTCATTCCTGGGTGGTCTACGTTGCCTTTGCCTGAGGCCTATCCCAGCCTTCCCGGCTGGGATTCTGGCAAGTATGGCTCTATCGCCATAGCCAGAACAAGCCCCACTGACCCTGTAGCCAACCTCGCTGTCACACTCGCTGAGCTTAAGCGGGAAGGTATTCCCGACCTGCCCGGCCTCCAGACGTTCCAGAGACGAGCCTCGTCAGCCCGAACTGCGGGAAGCGAGTACTTGAATCTGGAGTTCGGCTGGAAGCCGTTGCTCAGCGAAGTTGAGGCATCAGCGCGCGCTGTGAAGAATCATGCAAAGATTCTTCGTCAGCTGCGCCGAGACGACGGCAAGCTTGTCCGTCGTGGCTACAGATTCCCGGTGGAAAGAGAGATTGAGACGAAGCGGTGGACAGGCCCGTTGACAAACGTGCCTAATAACACTCGCTTCCACCTTCATTTCCCTAACCACCAGGTGCCACACACACAGACAATTGAACGCACACGATCAGTGTGGTTCAAAGGGGCCTATACATATCACCTTCCCGACAGCTCAACGCTGTTGGGGCGGATCAAGATGTATGAGGCCTACGCCAATAAACTTCTTGGCGTCCGGATTACTCCGGAAGTTCTGTGGGAATTGGCTCCATGGAGTTGGTTCGGCGACTGGAATGTCACGTTGGGGACTTCAATTTCCAACGTGAGCAAACTAGGGTCGGACGGATTGGTCATCGTCTACGGCTACTTGATGTGCATGGATATTTGCACCAAGACCGTGACGGCCCACGCTTATCCTGGCGTGGGCGACATATCCATTACTTGCCGTGTTACTCGCAAGCAGCGGATACGGGCCAACCCCTACGGGTTCGGATCATCACCGAGCAGCTATACCGCTCGTCAATGGTCCATCCTGGGTGCTCTTGGTTTAACCAAGAGTCCTAGAACACTGCGATAATCAATCGCAGCCCGCTTGGTCAACAACCAAGCGTCCTCAACAAGAGTCAAGGACCCGCTCGTGTCGTTCACCGACCCTCAGTCAGTTACCATCGCAGGATCCGCTAACTCGCTTCCGCGAGTTAGCAGTGGAAGGGATGCCGGTTCGTTTCGAACGAACGATGGCAACCTGACCCTCTCTGTGTCGAGCCTTTACGGGCGTCGCACACGGAGGACCCTGCGTCTCGATCACTCCAAGGTTGCTGCGGACCCATTCGTGCCGGCCCAGAACGCAAGGTACTCTATGAGTGCCTACATCGTTGTGGATGTTCCGACGAACGGATACACCGTAGCACAGCAGAAGGAGGTCGTCGATGCTTTGACGGCCTACCTCTCCGCTTCTACCGGAGCTCGAGTCACCCAGCTACTGGGTGGAGAGAACTGACTCAGCTGTCCTTTTGAGGGGGCAGCTGTACGCTACCGTGAGGTAGACGCAGCAGTCGCGTGATCGCCGGGCTATCGGATCTCCCTACCACTGGAAGGTGGAGGAAGTGAAAAGCCTGACGAGGTTCTTGCACATGGTCCTCGATGATCTGGGGACCAGATGCGGCGTGAGCACCGAACGCGATAGCAAAACTATCGCGTTTCGTGTTGAACATGAAGGGTTGTCGTTTCTCACGATAACCCTGCCGAAGTTTGGGAAAGACTTCGAGAGAAGTCTCGACCAAGGCTTCGTTGGCGACGAGCAGTTCTACGGTTTCCGTAAGACTGCCGGTCTCCCCCACTTGTTGGGAGGTTTCCTTCGCCTTGTGTTCAACACCGGTGACGGTCGGCTACTCGATGACCCATCACACGACGCGATCTACGCGATTCGTCAGATCTCTCTGATGTTCGCCAAGATCGCGCTCGAGTGCACTCCTGAGAGGGAGCAGCACGCGTACGATGAGTACATCGAGTGTGAGAAGGATGTACGCCTGACGGTTCGGAGGCTACTCGCCTCTGAACCGGATCTCCTCGAAGCTTTCTCGAGGATCGGCCGGCTTCTCTGGGCAGACGTTTTCTCCATGGTAGATACGAAAATCTACCAGGAGTTTGTCGTGCCCAAGCATGGCCCAGGCGCCACTGCTGACAAGCTTCGCGGCAACGCGAAGTATAATCAGCTGACGTGGACGCGCAGACTGGACGAAGTGTTCCCGCACTGGGAGCACCTTATCCCATCTGAGTCCTTCCTTCAAAGGATGGACAGCGTTTGCATCCTCGAACCTTGGGAGGAGATACCTGTAAGGGTGATCTCCGTCCCAAAGACGCTTGAAACGCCACGAATCATCGCCGTTGAACCTACTTGTATGCAGTATATGCAGCAAGGGGTTCTCGCGGTGATGAAGGAGACAATTCCTCGCTTTGACAACAGCAGGGAATTCGTCCAATTCGAACGGCAAGAGCCAAACCAGAGGCTCGCGCTGGAGGGCTCCATTACTGGAGCTCTCGCCACACTGGATCTCAGTGAGGCTTCGGATCGCGTTTCTACCTTGCATGTACAGCTCCTCCTGGAGAATCATCGCCTCACTCGTGAGGCGGTGTTCGCCAGTAGGAGTTGGAAGGCAAGGGTGCCTGGCCACGGGGTCATCTCGTTGGCCAAGTTCGCGTCTATGGGTTCAGCTCTCTGCTTTCCCTTTGAAGCCATGGTCTTCGCGACCGCGGTCTTCGTAGGGATTGAGCAGGGGCTTAGCCGACGTCTGACCAAGAAGGACATTCAGTCCTTCTATGGTCGGGTGCGCGTCTACGGGGACGACATCATTGTCCCCGTAGATTACGCAAACGTGGTGATCAGCACACTCGAAGCCTTTGGGTTCCGAGTGAACCGCAAGAAGTCTTTCTGGACTGGCAAGTTCAGAGAGTCTTGCGGTAGAGACTACTACGACGGTACGGATGTGTCCATCGTCCGTGTTCGTAGGCTCTTTGCTGAAAGCCGCTCAGACGCAGAAGAGGTAGTTTCCATGGTATCCTTGCGGAACCAGCTCTATGAGCGTGGTTTCTGCATGGCCGTGGATCATCTCGACACTCTCATTGAACGATTGATCCCGTTCCCTGTAGTGTCGGAGACATCTCCTCTATTGGGCAGACTGTCTGCCGGGCCTTGCCAGCCCGAACGCAGTCACCCC